TTTGCGCTTGCCTTCTTTGTCATAGATTAAGGCAGCATAGCGTTTCTTTTTAATAAACAGGCCCTTGCTGGCAACAATTTCTCTACCACCCTTGATAATGCTGCCATGTTCTCTTGGACAATGGAATGCACGTTCCATAAACGCTGGAAAACTGTCATTGACTTGATCAGCAATACTGTCATAGACTTGAATAGCAATGTCTTTGTTCCACTGCATTCTGCCTGCTTCAACGTCCTCTTTGACTATTGGCCACGCACTGAAATACACAGAATCGGTATCACCATATATTACTGCCTTGCCAACATGGTCATATTCACCAGTGATTGCTTCATTTACAAAACTGTCCATATGTTTGGCAATTACCCTGCCACACAGCGTAGTACTCTGCCCAATCCTATGATCAAAGAACCTACAGCCTGGATTCAAAATAGCACCATACAGACTGTTCAAGTTAATCTTTTTAACCAACTGCCGTTTGTCCCAGTACTCAATGTCTGCTTCATTGCCTTCGGCAATACAGTCTTTGAGTTTGGCCTGCATCTGTTTACGTTCAGCATACCAACGTTCCAGCAGGCCCGGAATAATGCCTTTGCGTTCAATTGTAAAGATAGTGCCATTGGCACTCAGCACCCAAGGCTTGTTGCTGTCAAAGATCAGTCGCCAAACGTCTGCGGCACTCAATGTGTCACTGGTACCATCCTGTTCCCAATCGATTGTGAGTTCGACTGTGGGGTCGCCTTTCATGACTGCTTCATATTCAAGACTGCCAAATAAACCTTCCCATGCACCAGCAAAACTTGTGCCTGCGGTCATTTTGTCTTGAATAAACTTGCGAGTCATTGCAGGTCGGATTTGTCCAACGATGGTTTCTGGTCCCATGTTGAGCGCTCTAATAGCCGAGGGATAGAGCGAGTTGATGTCGATTGCTCCAATGTATTCGTGGATGCCTGTTTTGGGATAAGCAACATAGGCACCTGCCGCTGTTGTTTCTTCGTTCTCATCCCTGGTTTTTCTGTTAGGTACGACCAATCCTTGACTGTGTGCTTCATTGATAATTGCCTGCTCCGTGGTTGCTACTGCTCCCATTGTGGTCTGCAACAACACTGTGTTGTCATGTGCAATGGTGTTAGCCAAATCTAGAAAGCGGAGTTTCTTGTCTAGTTTTGCTAACAGTCGAGTATCCTGTCTGTTGTATTCAATAAACGTGTCAAAGTCTTTGTTGTACAACTGATCCAGTGTGCCTTCATAGGCAGTTTTACGTTCTTCTAATTCGTATTCGCCAATGGCATCCAAACTGTAACTGTGACGTTCCTCATAGGTATACTTGCGATAAAGTTGCATATAGTCCATATGCACTCTACCAATTAAATCAAACGTAATGTTGCTGGCACCAAATCGTTCAAACTCGCGCTGCTTGGGGAACTGTCCCCACAGGCAAAGTCTACGTGTGTCGTCTTTACTGAGCACACGAGTAATGCGTCCCACAGTGTAAGGAATGTCAAAGCCTTCACTGTTCCAGCCACTCAAGATATCTGCATCATCAATCAAGTCCAAGAATGTGTTCAGTAAGTCTTCTTCTCTGTCAAACAAAAAACAATCCGAATGCTTACTGCAAATTTCTTCTGCTGTTTCCCAACTCATTGACTTAGGTGGAATAGCCAAGGTGACTAACTTGTCCATCCAATCCAAATACACACTGATAGCAGTGATAGCATTGAACGGATCTTCGGGCCGACTGAATCCACGTTCAGGATCAAAGTCTACTTCAATATCGAAAAATGCTGTCTGTAGTTTCGGAGGTTCTGCACCAAGAAAGTTTTCTGCCAAACATCTAAACACTGGCTTGAAGTCGCTTTCCCAAAGACGCTTGCTGCCTTGTACACGCAGTTCTTTTTGAAACTCTTTGCCGTTGCGAGTGCTGAATCTGCTTACAGGTGTGCCATAGATTGTACGATGTTTGCCTTTTGGATCATCATAATAAAATATATAATTGGCTGCAAACTCTTGGTAGTGGCGCTCGCCATTGATGCGCTCTACCACATGAATTCGATCTCTTTGTTTATCGTATAATGCGTCTACGTAGGACATAGTTTACTGATTATATAGGCCTTAATTAGAATTGTCAATGTTTTGTTGTTCATTGTAGATCAGAACATCAAGATCTTGTGCAACATTGGCAATGTCTTGTTTGTATTTTTTAGGTAATACTGTATAAAAATTTTCATAATTATGATCCAAGATTTCTTGCAATTCCAGTTTGGAGTTATTTAATTCCTTGTAATCAATAGTGCTTGCTATACGATCTATGTTGTCTAACAACATGTTGAATCTTTGTGGTTGATCATGATGGTCATAAGATTCATCAATGAAAGGATGGAATGTCCTAAACCCAAGTTTGTGTAAAGAATCCAAACTGTATTTGGCGCCAAAAATCATAAAAATTTGTTTGGTGGCTATTGGTTTAAAAATTTTTTCAGTAAAAAATGGATTGTGTTTGCCAGTGTAGGTTTCGGTAACAAGATTACAGTAACAATCGTTGTGCCAACTGACCTCTTGGGTACCAGCATCGCCGCCAGGCAGTACTTGATCCTTGTCAACGGTATATGGAATGTTGGCCAAAAATTCTTGGCGTGATATTTTACTATCTTGCAAATGATCAAATTTGTGAAAGTTTAAATAGTAATCAACACCGCGATCAAAAAACTGACCCAGCCATTTGAATGGTATTTGGTCTTTGGTTTCTGGCCCATACCTGTAACCATTATAACTAAAGATAGATTCTGATAAGTATTTTTTTCTATAAAAGTAAGCAAACAAACTGGTTCTCAGCAATGAAGCCCTTCCATTCAAACTCAAAAACATACGTTTGATATCTACATTCAAATCATTGGGGTCAACTTTTATGATTTCTGAATAAGTGCCATACCAACTTGGCACAAAGTATATTTTCAAAATGTCACTGTACAATTTGTAGTCATCTAGATTGTATTCATACGCTGTTAATATAACAAAATAGTTTTTCTTTTTTCCTGTACTTTGGAAATACAGTAAATTCTCATCTAGAATTGGCTTTATCTGCTCTAACTCAAGAAGATCGCCAATTTGGCTTATAATTATAATTTTTCCATTGTCATGCAAGTAATCAACAGGAATTAGATTGTCTACATCGTGGAATTTTACGTTATCGAATTTTTCCAGCGTTGGACGCAGTTCTTGAAACACTTTTCCACAAACGCCTGGGTGTGATTCTTTGCCTTGGTATTTGTCGCTTTCAAATTCTGCCATTCCGCAATCCCTATGTATCCAACAATAAAAATCTCACGTATCCAAAAACGTCAATAGTAATTAGCAAAATATAGTTGCCAATCATACCAAAACTTTGTCTTGTCCAGGCAGCCCATGCAAACACAGCACATTGACCAATAAACAATGGATACAGAATAATAAAAGGTGGATTAGGTAAAGTCAATGCCATGGTTACAGCACAACCAATACTGGTTGCCCATGCCATGACTTCTAATACAAAACGCAAAGGCCAAACTCGAAAGTCGGCCTTTATCCAGTTTAAAACTCCCAGTACTATGTCGGTCAAAGAGTTTTACCCACAGTTTCCAAAATTGTATTCAATTCGTCGTGGTCTCGATTGGTTTCACCCAGTTTGGCCTTGTGTGCAATCTTTACTGCTTTTTTAAGAGTAGCAGGTTTAATTTCCAGTTCTTCGGCAATGGCCTTGATGGTGTCATTTAGGCCGGCATTCAAATCTTCAACTTCTTGCATGACTGCCATGCCTTCATTGATCAATTGAGTCAATTTAATTTTTGCTTCGTTGTTAAACGAACGGTTATAGTCGCTCATAGTTTCTCCAATAAGTAGTTATTATACAATTAATTGTTGCTGAATTCAAGTGCCAAAGTATAGTCGTTTATCCATTCAGCAGGTGGCAAATTGCTGGCATCAAAAGTGATACCAAAATGTGGCCAATTTATGTTTACTCTGGTTGTCAGCAAAAGATTTGTATCTCTGGCTTCTTGTAATATCTGTTCGTCGCGTGAGTCATTGACTGCAATTTCACTGATTCTTGATTTCCAAAACAACGGAATATCTTCCAAACACCAGCGATAGTCTGTGGCATTTTTGTCGCTTACCGCCAATAAATTTTCTGCGGTTGGATTTATATTGACCCAGCCGGGCAGCACATCGTCAAATCCATAACGTATTTTTATATCGCGTTCAAAAAATCCTGCAGGTATGTCCAATGGGGGAACAATGTTAGGATCAATACCTACGTGATTGTATCCATCAAAGTGTCTGCATTGCTCTTTCAAAGGAATCACAATATTGTTTTTTGGCAAGGTAATTGCATTCCAGTTTTCTGTTCTAAATATCAGCATGTTAGGATCACGAACTTGATCTATATACCAATTAAAGAATTCTTTTTTCATGACCCTAAGGCTATCATTGTTTTCCATGGGAAACAAAGCACAATCTTTGTAAACTGCGGCATTAAAAAATGCTGCCGACCTAATGCTTTCCGGCCAATGACTGGTTCCGAACACTGTGTTGTAAGCGTCGCTGTTTTTAACAAATTCTAAACAGGACTGAAACACATCAATGCTGGAATCCAAAAATACATGATCTTCGTTGCCGGCTGGAAATATCAGATCATCATCTATACTGTTAATGACTTCTTTCATTTCGTTCCATTGTGCAAGATTATTGCATCTGTACCAATTCAAAATCAATTTATCTTTTGGAAAAATGCTTTCCAACCACTGTTGCATTTCGGGTTGTTGGTCTTTATGACCATCAGCCATTTCAAGATTGAAAATAAATTTTGATGTCAACGGAATCAAAGGTTCAAAACTGGCAAAACTATATTTTGCAATGTCTACTCTAGACGGCGACAATAAGTTATGTCTTGGTTGTGGTGTAGGTCTTACATCACTGATTTTACAATTAAACCATACAATCATAATAAGTTCTCATAATAAATGTCTAGACAGGAATAGATATTTTGTACAATTCCATTTTCTAGGTCTACGTGTTTGCTCACACGGTCAAACAGTCTTTGGTAACTGTCTGTGTT